TTTATGGCGGTCACTTTGTTATTTTATCCAGATCACTTTGTTATTTATTAAGAAAGTTTAAAGAAGTACGCAAATAAGTAGACGCGGACTTGACAATTTAAGCGGGCGTATATTATACTAAGCGTGTAATCAGTTAGCGCTACTAATTACAGTAAATCAAAATACTACATTATTAAGGAGAGATTTCTATGAACAAAGTACAATTATTTGGTCGATTAACACGTGATCCAGAGGGTAAATTTACACAGTCAGGTATGATGGTAGTTAAGTTCACTTTAGCGGTAGACGCTGGCAAGGATAAACCAGCTAACTTCATCAAGATCACAGCATTTGGTAAGACAGCTGAAGTAATTGCTGAACATGTTAAGAAAGGTCACCGTTTATTAGTGGAAGGACATCTTCAAACAGGTAGCTATGAAAAAGACGGTAAAAAAGTAGTAACAACTGACGTTATTCTTGAACAATTTACATTCATTGAGACTAAAAAAGATTTGAATAAATAACAACTATTAAGGCGGACAGCGCTTAAAACGCCTGTTCGTCTTTTTTGATATAAGGAGTGTATAATATGAGCATACAAGATCGGATTAGTAAAGTAATCACAAAGTTTAGTGGTACGGAAAGAGAAAAACAAAAACAAGCCTTATTGGATTATATTGATAAGTATCGTGAAGAACATGTGGACGAAGGATATAATCCAATTCATGGCTTGGATCAATTAGCCAATGATGATATTGACTATATTATGAGTATATCCAATCGTGGTGACGGTAAAACCTATGGATATTTAGGTTGTTTAGCTGGGATTGCTTACCATTTTGATTTACCTTTAATGGCGTTGCAACGACACTGGACATTACGTGAGGGTGCTGTTGATGAATTTATTGAGGTAGTTACTGACCGAAAGGTATTTCCTGATTTTGATGATTATTATGTGATTGACAAACAAAGGGAATATACATGTATCTATTATAGAGATAAGTTATTATGTATATTCTGTGAATTGGATAACAGTTCTGACTTGAAGCGTAAATCTTTCTTTATTAAAAAAGCACGTATTCTTATATATGATGAGTTTATCACCCTACCCTCCGACTATGTACCGCAAGAGGCCTGGCAATTTGTGCGTATTTACCGATCAGTCCACAGGGGGTTCAAAGCAGGTGAAATACCTTTTATAGGTAATATTAAAGTTGTTTGTTTAGGTAACCCCGAAAATCTAGCCAGTCCAATGCTTCATATGTTGGATATTACTCGATACGTACAGCAACAACCATTAAACACTGAAAAGATTTATAAAAATGTGTATGTTGAAAAATTTGAAAATGAGAACACAATCAAGTCGGTAAACTTGCGTGCCATACCAGCTGGTGATACAATTTCAGGTGGTGATTTCCAATTTAATTTACACAACATACCAGATCAAGAACAAATGAGTGCTATGTTGAAACAAATGCACGATAGCTTATGGATCAAGTTGCCAGAGGGTTTTTTGGAAATTCAATATGGTATCCCCCACCTTGATAATATATTGATCCGATATATGAATTATAGTGATCATTATGATTATTGTATCGAGCCTTATGACTATGATGGGGCTTGTGAGTTTTTAGATACAAATAGCTTTAATGATGATTTTTACCGCCATCATATTAATAATGAATTTTATTATAATGATGAATATAGTCGGGGTGTCGTGTTAAATGATCGGCGTTTAATTAGTTTAAATATATACGCTTTAGTTGGTCGCCATTTTGAGGATAATCACGATATGGAAGATAACCACCATGTATTGGAAATACAGCGTAAAAATTATGAGGAAAGAGATATATATCAAGAAAGTTTAGACTTTAGTCAACAATGGATGGAGGGAATGTTTCATGGCAAGATATAAATATATTGGACGTGTACCAATGGAGGATAAAGAGTTGTTTGAAAGGACTATGAAAGAATTAGAGGACATTTTTAGATATCCAAAAGTACCATCATGGAAGGACGCCACTGTGAATGATTATGAGGTTCAAAAAGTCGTTTATACGATTTATAATGATATTGATAAAATACGTGAAGCGTTTGCTATGAACCAACGATTTTACCATCAAGGGGGTTTATCAAGTGCAAAATCTTTACTAGGACAAGAAGTCGCTAGAATGAGTAATGATATTTCAGCATTAACTAGTTTTTTACAGGACTTAGTTAGTCGTATGTATCGATTACAAGGTACTCCAAAAGAAGCCAGTATGATCCAAATCATTGCATATGAATCAGATTAAGGAGGTATTCATATGGATATTAAAAAATATATCGATAAAAAATATAATAAAATCCATAACCTCGAACATGGTATATTGCATAAATGTGACGCCAACACAACATGGGCTGATTTTGTCAATTATTGTCGTTCGGCAAAGCGACTGGCTTTCTATTGCGATATTGAAACGCTACAAGTAAATAAACAAGCCTTAAAATCTAAAAAGAAATCACAAGTAAAAAGCTATATGTATTCGCATTGCCTTTCCTTTTCATGGAAGGGTGATGTGAAAACTATTTGTTTTGCCAATGGATATGATTTTTTATTGGCTTATACTTTAATAGCAGAACCGAAAAGCTATATAGTTCAAAAGGGTAAGCGCAAAGAACGTTCAAAATATACTGAAATCGAACTCCATTATTTTAATGGGCGTAAATTTGACAATCATTTTATTATTCAAGATAGTTTGAAAAAAGACTGGGGTTGTGTAGAGGGTAATCTTGTACGTGCAAAAACAAAAGATACTCCCGAAGAATATAAATCAATTCCCTATGCCAACCCTAATGAAGTATTAACCAATCGCATACGAACATCTACAAGCGTAGACGGACAGGCTTATTTAAAATATGGTGATTATTCTTTTTATGTAAAATTTGTAGATGATTATCCAAAATTTGCGATGTCCTTGCGTAAAGTGGGTAAAATGTTAAATGAAATGAATTTTATTACAAAAGATGATTTAAAAACTGATTTTGATTATGATGTTTTTGATAAAATGAACGATATGGAATATATTGAAGCGCGTGAATATTGTTATGACGTATTTGAAAAATTAAACCCTAAACAAATGCGATATATTTTTAATGATACACGTATTTTATGTTACGCTATGTTGCATTTTAAGGAAGTGATGTATGGTTTTGATCCAAATAAAGAAACAATGACCTTAAATGTAATGGATAGCTATATCAATCCAAATGGAAGATATAATCCATTGGTTGATATTCAGTTACGTAGAAACGTTAAAGGATTGGATAAAAACAATAAAGGATTTCATCAACAAATATCTGAATATGCTTTGGATAGCGGAAAAAACTTAATGACATGGTTTTATAGTTTTTATTTTGGTGGAGCCTGCCATTATAATGATGAGAAAGTAGGGAAAAAGTTATATGTTCGCTGGGGGTCAGCGGATAGTAATAGCCATTATCCATCTAGCTATTGTCGTCACGATCTTCCATTAGGAAATCTAGTCGATTGGTCGTCTTATGATCACCCTACTGAAATAGATGTTCATTGGAATACAGATGAATTGACCGCTTTTTATGAGGTACCCATTTCCTATTTTAACTGGTTATTGGATCATTGTCCCTCTCATTATATGAGAACAGGGATTTATCATTATTTAAACCGTCCAAATGAGCCAAATAGCCGTTATCTAACAAATATTCATTTAAAAGCCATGAAAGAAAATTGTAATATACCAATCGAAAAAGTAATGGTTACAGATTATGTCGTTGTTGAGAATAAGCCATTTGCTGGTAAAGAAACGGTTTATAATTACTATAAAGTAAAAACCGAAGCTGGTACCAAAACAAAGGTTATTTATACAGATGGAACGCCTTTTCATATTAAAGTCACTCAAGAACAGCTGCCAGCCCATATGATTGGAAAAGCAAAGAAAACAAATGCGAAACATTGTGTCAATAACTTGTATGGATTGCCAGCTATCCGCCAAGCGTATGCGCGTTATATAACTGATGGCACTGGTGAATTATACAGAATTCCAAATGGCCATAAGAATAGTGAACGAAATGTTTTATTTTCCATCGCCACCACAGCATGGGCATGGTATCATTTATGGGAACCTTTACAAGGCATAGAGCCTAATGACGTTGATAAGGCTTTAATGTATCAAGATACTGATAGTTTATATATGGAAGAATGGTTGCTGGATCGTATTCTTGAGGAAAAACCTTATTTATTTGATCCTAATAATCTAGGTTGCTGGGATATTGAACATAGGGGTGATCGTTTTTATGTAGCCACGCATAAAAAATATTGTTTTGTAGATGATGAAGATGGTTTAGATTTACGTTTTGGTGGTGTGCCTAAAAATTCATTTGATACTTCTTTACCCTTTGATGATTTTGTTGATCAATATATGTCAGTTGGTTGTGAGATTAAAAACACTCGAAGTATTATGACCGAAGAACATAAACCAGCAATCTATGAAACAATTACTGAAGTTATGGAACCTTATAAGTATAAGGAGCGTGTAGCATTTGAAGATAATGCTTTATATCAATTAATTTTAAATGAAGCAACGAACACGAAAGAATTCAAAGAAGAAACAGACATCAATGATTTTCTATATATGCAAACCCCTTTAGGAGGTATCACCCGACAAATGATTGAGCCAATCGAGTATGAAGAAACAGAGAAAACATTATTTGATTTTATGGACGATTATGGTCGATTACTTAAAAAAGCATATGATTATTATAAAGCTGAATATTAAAAAATACCCTCATTGCGAGGGTTTTATTTTTGACTTATTCAACTATATATAGTATATTATAAGTGAAGAAAGGAGATGAGAAAAATGAAAAAAGCAACTGTGTTGGCAATCATAGATGGGAATTTGAAAGAAGTTACCATGAAAGCCAAACACGTGAATGATATTAAATGGATTTTATGGGATATATGCGAAAAAGATTTTGATATAATTGATGTTAAATGGTTGACGGAATAAACTATATATAGTATATTATAAGTGAAGAAAGGGAGGAGATAAAAATGAAAGCACTAAAAATCATCACTGGTATCTTGGTATTTATCGTATTAGGGATTGGCGCTGGTTTTACCGGTTTTTGGTTAGCGCAAAGTAATCACAATGAAATCACTCAAGAAACACAAGTCACTCAAGAAACACAAGAAACACAAGAAACACAAGTCACTCAAGGGACACAAGAAGTCGATCCCTGGGAAAATTGGCAAGAACCGACAACAGTTAAATTTGAGGGTGAGGACATACTTATTAATAACGGTCAAGGTGTAGCAAGTCAAATAAAATGGGTAATTGTTGATGATGAGCCAGAATTGGTACAAGTAACTGGTAAAGAAACAAACATGATCCAATGGACGGTACAATTTGAGGACGGAGAGTTTGGTTTGTTGGTTTGGGATCGATGTGCAGGCACTTGGCAATTAACGAAAGGAGTAAACTAAAATGATTATTGAACAACTATATCCATCAATGCAACATAGTCTTAAAAACATGACAGATCGTGCGGAACAATATCAAAATCTAGGGATTGACGCGATTTGGATTTCACCATTCTACCCATCAAGTGGGTTTGATAATGGTTATGACGTGAAAGATTTCAAAGATGTTGACCCTCGCTATGGTACATTAGACGACTTCAAAGAATTAGTGAATGAATATCATTCAAGAGGTATGAAAGTATTCATTGACTTAGTTATTAACCATTGTTCCATTGAACACCCCTTATTTAAAAAAGCGAGACAAGGATCATTAAAATATATGGACATGTTCCACTTTGCTGAAGAACCTTTAAATGATTGGGAAGCCATTTTTGGTGGATCGGCTTGGAAATACATTCCAGAGAATGACCATTATGTATTCCATGCATTCACAGAAGGACAAATCGATTTTAATTTTGATAATCCTGACGTTTGGAAATTATGGTGTGATGTTTTACGTTTTTGGTTATTGGAAATGAATGTTGATGGATTTCGTGTAGACGCTTTGACCCATATGGCGAAGAATGATTGGAATACACCAAAAGTTGATGGCGATCCTGGTGCGTCTTACCGTTGCGCTCCTAAACTAGAGGGTTACCTTGAAAAATTGGCTTCCATGATCCATTCAATTAAACCAAATGCTTTTATCATTGGTGAAGCAAACGGCTGTACCATTGAAACAGCAAAAAAATGGATCAATAATCATTGGATGGATTGCGTGATCCAATTTGAACATCGTGGCGCATTTGAATTAGAAAAAACAGAACGTAAAGGCGATACATTAGATTGTATTTTAGCCATGAAGAAGTGGGGTGATGAATTAGGGGAAAACAATCTTTCTTATCTTCAATGCCATGATATCGCTTGTGCTTACAACGTTTTGGCGCTAGATCATAAAGATATTGCTGATTTACTATTCTCACAAAAAGGCCACAAAATCATATACAATTTTCAAGAATGGGGGATGGAAAATCAAGAATGGGATAACCTAGAACAAATCAATGAGGTAGAAACATTTGACCGAGCGTTAAAACTGAAACAATTAGGGGTACCCGAACAGCAGGCGAACGCTTTAGCCATGCAATTATCACGCGAAAACGCCCGCCGTCCTAAAATCAATTTTGATTGTGATTTACGCCAGCACTATCGTGAATTAATTAAAAAAGACAAAAAAGGGAGTTGACAGAAATGAGTTTAAACAATAGAATGCACTTCAAGCGGTACAAATCATTGGCAGACGTTGAAAGAGATTGGACTTTAACTGAAGCTGATGAAGAGTTGGTTTTATGTTTGTTGAAATATGTCGGACATGTAACAATTAATCAAAAAGATGGTTTAGTTGTTACTGATTTACCTCATTGTCGTCACACTGGTTTGGCTTTCTTTGAAAGGAGAAGTATCTAATATGGAATACAACATTTATATTATTGATATTTATGGAAATGCACATTTTTTGCAAAAGGCAACAGATTTTAAATCTGCTAATCGTTGTTGCGATATTTACTTTGATGATCTTTATGAACGTGGTGAGATCATTATCAATGGTACTTGTTTCATGAAAGATCATGTTTATGATATTGAGATGGTTCGGGCGGATAAAGACAATTATAAAGGGGAGAGAAAAGTATGACTTACCACAACCACACCATTCCATATGATTATAGTAGTGGGGAGATGAGAACCGTTTACTATTTTTTAAATAAAGCCGATGGATATTTCCAATGTGTCGATGTTTTTTGGGAACGTGAGGTTTATCTTGTATATGCCCATAGTAAAAAACCATCTTATGGTAAGTGTGTAAACATGGAACCACTGGCCAGCTTCAATCGTGATCTACTATTGTCAATGCCTTATGATAATCGTGAAATGTTTAATCTTGATCCATTTGAACCAATCGTAAATTATTTGAATTTAATTGGTTTTGAAAAACTTGATCAAAATGAGTTATCGAGCGGAGTGTTACACAATCGCCCATGGAAATCAAAAATCAAACGTTTCTAGTTGACAGAATACTAAAAAAGGAGGAAAAACCTATGGAATGGCGCTATGTCGTAAAACCAATACAGTTAAAAAAACGGAGGATCGAATTGGGCGTTACCACAGAAAGGATGGCGAAAGTATTAAATATTCCGGAACATCAAATTATAAGTTATGAAAATAGGGAACGTGCTTGTATGCGTATATCTTACGAACTAGTAGAGGAAATGAGTTGGTTTTTACATTGTGAAGTGAGTGACATCGCTCATGAATGGGATTAATGTCAAATGCTTTGATCGCCCATGGAAATCAAAAATCAAACGTTTCTAGTTGACAGGATACTAAAAATAGTATATTATAATAATAGAAATAAGAAAGGAAGATGAATATGTTAGAAAAAAGAGTATTGAACCGAGTGAAAGATGTTAAGGTGGTGCTTGAACACAAAGCAGAAAAACTCAAAGAAATGATGGAAGATGAAGTAAAAGCAATTGTTGCTAGTATTGATGAAACAATGCAAAAACAACACATCGAAGTATTTCAAGAGTTAGTGATTACGCAAACGATTATAACGCTTCAGCTTGTTTTGATTGACGCATTACTAGATAAAGACTTTGAAGATGAAGAAGAAGCTGGTGCGATTGGTTCCATCGATGTTTTGACTGATTGCTTACAATATCAAGAGTTTGATCTAAAAACAAGTCAACTAGCTTCATACTTGGCAGATAATGATTTATTGGATTTGTTAGAAAGTGAGAATGCAACAGATGAATTACTGGAGATTTGGAAAACGTTAGAGGGAGATGAATAATATGACCACAATTATCTTGGCAATGTTAGCTGTTATTAGTTTAGGTATCATAATTAACGATGAAGTAAAACATTTGAAAGGAGAAAAGTAAAAAAATGATTGAATTCATAGGATCGATTATATTGTTCGTGATGTCTGTCGCTACGGTGGTTGGATTGGTTGATTTGATTATTATGCTGGTTCTATTATTCATTGATGGAAAGTGAGGAATGTTCAATGATCACAGGATACTTTGAAATTGATTACCGTCCTCTTGAGGGGTTCGCCCCTCTTGAGGTGGATACTTTATTAAATGTTTTTGATGTTATGCAACGTGGTTTTAACGCTGATGTTACGAAAGATATTCAATTCACTGATAATCGTATCTGGGGTAAGTTTTTAGTAAGAACCATTGATTTTTCGACATGGTGTGTGTTACGTGAATTCATCAAGTTGAATATTATTGGACGACATGTTAAAGTAAGCCTTGTGGGAGGTTGGATAGGAAATGAAAAATTGGAGCATGAAAGTGCGGAAATTCTTCTTACATGGAACCCAATGCCAAAACAAAAAACTAACCGAAGACGACTGGGAGTCGCTAAAAGAATTATGGGGTCAATCATTAAAAACCATCATACAACAGCCGTAGGTGATATCTATCCAGATGAGTTAGATGATGAATTATGGGAAGATGATTGGAATTAGTAAATGGGTTAAAGCTAAAATCATTTTCTATATGGCAGTTGAAGTGGGGTTCTGTACCGTATGGTTGTTGATTGATATTATCTATTATCTCATAACTGGGAAAGATCGAAAATAAGAAAGGATGATTGTTATGTGTCAAAATATACCAACTTCAAAAACAGGAGTAAAATTAAAACCTTGGAAAGATCACTTAAAGCAAGGGGATAAAAAATGACCCGTAATGAAGCTGAATGCCTAGCAATGAAAGACTTATCAGAATATTTGGAAATTCCAATCAGTCGGGTATTCGGCGGAAATACAACAAGAGTTAGTAAAAATCAAGCTGGTATCACGATCCACAATCTAATCAAAATACAAGTGGAATATAATAAGGACAATGAAGATCCAATTTCCATTCAAGAAGTAATCAAAATCTATGGGGTGATGTTAAATGAATACTTATCAAACTAACTTAGAATACTGGCTATCTAAAGCATTAAACCCTGAAGAATATGACCGTACCCATGCTATCCACTGGGCATGGGCTTACGGTTATGAGGGTATCTATGCTGTGAGTGAGTTAGGCGATGTTTATAGCATGAAGCTAGGTCGAGCGTTAAAATCACGTATCACTGGCACCAGTAAATATAAAAAAGTTGATCTTTATAAAGATGGGAAACGCAAAACACAAAGTCTTCACAAAATTGTATGGCAAGCGTTTCATGGAGCAATTCCAGAGGGTCATAATATTGATCACGTCAATAATAATCGAGAAGATAACCGATTATGTAATTTGAGATTAATGACATATGAGGATCATTTATTAAAACATTCCAAATTTTATGTTAAAGCACTTTGCTCCACTTATCCATATGAAAAAGAATTTACAAATTTGTATGAAATTAAACAGGCTGGTTTTAATATCAATAAAATAAAAAAGGCAATGAAATCAGGTACAAAATATAATGGATTTTATTGGTTTGGTAATCGAGGACGCTAAGTCCTTTTTTACCATAGAAAGGAGAAATTTATATGACACAAGAAATATCACAAGAACAACAAAACCGAAATGCTTATGATGTAGGTATTCATATGAGAAATCAAGGCTGGAATTTTAAGGCCATTTGTGCGTTACTAGGGAACATGGAGGCTGAAAGTGGGATAAACCCTGACAAAGAACAATATGGATCGGGGATTGGATTTGGATTGGTTCAATTTGATGGCTCCGCGTATCCTTTGGTAGGTAGCCCGACAAATAATGGACGTACTTATGTGAAGCGTCTTTGCCGTTGGGCGTTAGGCTCGGACGCTGGTTATAATACCGTAGTAAAACAATGCCAACTGATTAATTATGTGATGTATAATGGACAATACATTCCAACAGGTCAATATCCTCAAAGCGCTGATCAATTTAAAAATTGGAGCGGTTCATTGACTGACGCTGTTTATGCTTTTTTGCGCAACTTCGAGCGTGCAGGGATTGAACACGCTGACGTTCGTATTAACGCTGCACAAAAGTGGTACAATAATTTGAAATTAGACGATCCAGCCCCAAACGTTACACCAAAACCACAACCATCTAATCCCAACCCCGATGGCGGGGGTGAAACAGATAAAGAAGTCGAAGAAGTCAAAGGCCATTGGGAAGAGAGAATTGAGAAAAAGAAATGGACACTTGATGATGGTTACTATTATATGAGAAATGGGGTTTTATATGATATGAGTGGAAAAACGGCTTTTAAAATGACGCGATATGGGGATACCATGTTATTGGGTTTAGATGAAGAAATCAAGAAAGAATGGGTACAAGATGAGGTGAAGCAAGAAATCGAAGACAATGACATCAAACCAAGTCCAAAACCTCCACAACCTGAATCACCTAAGCCACCAGTCACTGGTGGTCAAGTGATTGCCGATAGCTTTATCCATGAGTTAAATCTAGTTGTCAATCATAAACCTCATGTCTACTATTATAATGGGCGTCCACAACCTGACCCCACCAAATGTGGTTGGGCGGATTGTAGCGGTTTTATTGGTTGGGGATTAAGAAAAATCCACCCAACGGTGTGGAACGGTGGGAACCTCCATACAGGTACAATCCATCAAATGCTTAGTGGCAATGGATATATGATATGGGGGGTAGGCCTTAGAACCGATATCCCTTGGGATAAATTAAAACCAGGGGATATCATTAACTTTGGTATGACCCCAAGCCTTGGGGCTGGTTTAGAATCCCACGTTATCTGTTATGGCCATAATGGACAAATCATTGACTGTAACGGATCAGGTGGCGCCCAAATACGTGATAATTGTAAAAATATCGTGATGAATTATTACAATCACACTTATGCAGCTGTTTATCGTATCTATAAATAACAAAAACCCCTCTTAATGAGGGGCTTCTTTTTTATGGTAAGGTAAAGAAGATATCAAACTTAACATCATTCACAGCGTCTTCACCATTTGACTTGTTACAACGTCTTAATATAGGAACAACACGTTTACCATGCACCCATGATACATTGATCTTCACGCTATATCCTAGATGGTCACCGCCTTGATAACTATACGCCTTTTTCACGTCAGGTCGTCTTACACAAGGAACCATAACACGCGTCACTTCTTTCTTAGCGTCAATATCCCAAAGGATCACGCAAGCTTGGCTACCAATAGCGCCACGCGGTTTATCAGGTACCAGCCATCCCCTAACTTCCAGTATGCCTTTACTTGGCATATTGTAGTATTCTAACTTACCATAGGCATTCCCTTGATGGATCACAGGACTATTTAAAACCGCTTGATCATGTGTTGATGGGGTTGGTTTTTGGGTAGGTTTAGGTTGCGTTTCTTGACCGCCAGCAAGACGATACACGTACCAATAAGGGTATCCATTCATTGCCAAACGTTGATCATGATTTTGAATGGTTACACCTAGGTTACCATAAGCGGTACACTCAATCCAATTTTGATTATCCAAACAAATACCGGTATGGCCATTGGCGCCAGCTGAAAAACCACGTTTACCCCAAATCACCACGTCACCACGTTGCATTTGCCAGCTGGTATTTTCAGCAATCAGCTTAAACCCATTTGCCAGCAAGAAAGAATGAAGTGTTTCCGTACTAGGGATATAACCAAAATTCTTAGCACCGCCTTCTCTCAACATTCGATAAACAAAACCTGAACAGTCACAAGTGCCATCTGTGCAATATCTTGATCCATACATACTATAAGTTATTTTACCGACTTGGGATTTACCCCAAGCCAGTGCTTTTTCCATATTTACCATATTAATCGCCGTCCTTTGGTTTTCTGTCTTTTATATCGCCAAAATAATCTACCAGCCAGCTAGGAAGTGGTACGCCCATCGCGTCAAGATTACCAACTAAGCTGATACCCTCCACCGCATACATTGCCATGATCACGATCGTTCCATAAGCTTCTTGATCTAACATGGCAAAGGTTGTCGCGATCACCAACACACCGAAAACTTCAGTTAGATGTTTGGCAATTCCTTTTACGCCAGCGCTTGAACTTGGTTTACCTGTGATAATCGCTTTTGCAAAACCTGTCACGATATCACTTAAAACCATAATTAGAAAAATAATAAACGGTACACTGTCCAGTGTTTCAATTAAAGATTTAACGCATATATTCCATGTATCCATATTATTTCACCCTTTCATTATTAATTGTGCTTTGGTTCATTGGGTTGCTTGTTCCATTAGGGTGCCAGAAGCGGACACCTGTCGCCAGCAAACCATTGATCATTTGCATATATCCAGTTGGTACATTATCCAAGTGAAGATTTCCCTCGCATTGAAGATAGTTACATACACTCATTGTATCAAGTGGCTCGATACCACCAAACTCATCAAAGGCGAACCCCATACTTCCATAGTATTGACGGATATGGGCTTTTTCTCCATTGGATGGAGCCGAGAATTTTAAGGTTACCCCATAAATGTCGTTAGCTACTTGGAACGCTTGTCCTTCTTTTTGTTGGGTTAGACTTGGGGCGGATAACGCTAGATCGGCGAACTGGGCTTTTTGTTGCCGATAGAATTCAACATCGTCCACAATCTTGCTTCCAATCGTGGCTAGGTGTAACCCACCACCCATGATGGAATAAGCGTCTACAAATAAATCTTGACCATTCTTAAATGGATCAGATGAACCTTGACCGCTTAATTCTTTATTAATACTATTCAAACGACCTGATAAGGTTCGACTTTCCGCATAGGCACGTTGATTGGCACTGTTTGCCATGCTTAGCTTGTAGTTATCAATCAGCATTGGAATTTCTGTCCAATCTTTGAAAATTAAAGCGGTATTTAAGAATGATCCACCACCTACTTGGCCAGCGCCATCGTCTTGACGTTCACACCATTCATCGGGGTAAATAGCTACTGTATTGGCATAACCAACACTATTCATCATTTTTAACTTAATTCCAATATCAGGCATGTGTTCCAATGGCAATGGTACCATTTGACCATCCCATGAACTCATTTCACAGGTGGCATATTCAGATCGAACCAAGTGCATTTCATCTGCTTTATACCCTAAAGCTTGTAAAATTTGATCTTTGGTTATTGTGGCAAAATCTTTGTTTGCTGATACACCGTTGTTTCTGAATTGTTTGATCAGGTCAGTACTCTCGCCGTTCAAACCAGTATCAGCTAAGTCATTCAAATCGATAAATGTCTTTGGAATTAAAACAATATTGGAAATGTTTTGACCAATCCACGGATAATCCCTCAACTTAGCACAAAAAGCTTTCCAATTACTTAATTCACAATAATACAATCCTAATGGACTAGCTAATCTATCATAAACAATCCCAGTCGGTAATTTTAAATTAGGTTTACTTAGTGATCCCCATGTTGTGTCAAGGGATACACTACATTGAAAGAGAATGGCTAACTCACTAAACTTATAAAAAACTGTTTTAACATATCGTTTAGTCGTTGTCTTTAAAACATCGCCATTAGTCCTTAATTCTTCCAATCGGTTGTTATATGTCGCTTTGGATACATGTTGACGTAAGATTTTAACGATACCTGAATTTTGTAATACATTCCCTTGTGTAAAAGTCATGATGGCGTCAGGAACCAAAGCAAAGCGGGTTACTTTGTCATTTGTGTAACTATCGTTAGCTAAAACAAAAAAATAATAGTACGTATCATCAAAAGCGTAACGAACACGACAATAATTTATACCCTTTGTTTGAGTGCCATGTGGGATTGGAACTCTTAATTCTAAACGATCCAAAACAAGATTTAAATCAAATGCAACGCTTTGAAAGTTTGTCAAAAAGAATTGATCTCTTTCTGCATTGTTCGCAAAATGAATTGTATTGTTAAATGTTGTCATTGGTGTGTTATAAAAGAATCTTACTTCACTAATTTTCATACGATTACCCTCCAATCATTTAAAAAAGGGGTAAAAATACCCCTAATTTTATGAGACACCGCCACCGCCAGCTTGCGTATAGACACTAGAAACAATAAGACCGTTTTGTTTAACCACAACATAACCGCCTTGAGGTAATTGTATATTAATGTTCCAACTATAAAAAACATGTTGGAATTGATCTGTGGTGTCTGGTTTAAGAACTTTACCAAACGTTTGAATGTTCCAATCACCCGTGTATTTTTCCATATACTCACCATTTTGATAAAAAATTTCAATATCGTCTAGGAATGCTGGACGTGTTGGACTGTCTAATGGATCATCAGGCTGGTCGGTATTGACTTCAATATAAACTGATGGATTATCAGATTTTACAAGTTCTACAAGTACATCTGGGTGAATGAGTTTTTTCACTTGATTTTCAACAGCTCCTAAGCGATCGCAACATTCTTTCGCGCCTTTCACAAATTCAGGGTGCAATGGATTTGTTTGATGTAGGTCAGCTTGATGAAGTTTATAGACATCAATCACTTTATTCCCACGTTTAACAGTGATATCAGGAAGAGTATCACCTGATAAAGGAACCGTATAGGTTGTTTTTTCGTTATCAAATACACCATCAATAGCATTGACTTTATAAGTGGAAGTAGTATCGCCAACCATAGTCAACTTCACTGTATCTGGTAAATATTGTAATTCCATTACCAATGGTAGTGGCAGCATAGAAGTGTTGTTTAGTTGCTCACTTTCTACCAAACCCATTTTATTAATGGTACGAACTGAATTGGTCAACTCATATAGATAGGCATTCTGATCGGTGCTATCTGGTTTAGCGTTTTGTTTAAAAATTCTAATGAAGACGTGACCGTCTTTTGTTTCGACTAGATCAAGATCGTGTAATGTGTATGTTTCTTTTTCGCCTATTTTTTCAACATTTAAGGTTTTTCGTACAAAATTTTCACTCATATTAATCTCTCCTTTTTTAGTTTGAAATGCTTCGATCCATGTTCTTCGCTTGTTTCCATTTGTTTTCCTGTTTACAACGGACATGACCTTGATTTTCATGCCACTCGGTGCCAACGTTTTCTTCCGCTATGACCAGCCACGATCCACTTGCTTTTTTCTTATTGACTTTGTTGTTGCGGTTGCATGACTTCCAGTTGGTATTTTTAAATCCAGCTGGTGTATAGGTTGGTGGATTTGGATTGTATAAAGCAAAACCGACTTTAATGGTGTTATCAGTGAACTCATGATTTGGATAGACGTTACTGATTTCAAGTGTCGTGCCGTCATATGTTTGACTAGGTTGAATGGTTACGTCAAAGCTTACAGGGTTATTAGTGAATTGATCGGTTTGCCATTCATTATTTGTATTTCCATTGAAGGCGTAAACTTGTTTACCACCGATTTTAATTCTTGTTTGAACACTAGCACCCCCAGCGGCGAAGTCTGTGTTATGCATACCAGCCACAATCATTTGGACTTGACCTGATACATGGATGGAACCATCATCATTTTGCGTTTCACTGTTGATACGTACACTATAAACATAGTGACGACAACCAGCCCATATACTTGTATTTTCGCCATATTGTAGAAAAATATCATTACCATTGGAACGATAGAACCAATCGGTTGTGGTGGTTCCATCATAATCCCAGTTAGATTTGTTGGCAAGACCTGGGTACCACGGCGCTACGCCAGTACCCTTATTTACAGCCTTGGTTGAAGTACTTGTATAAAACTTACGCTGTATGTTTGCCATAAACATCACACCCCAACAACGGTTGAACCATTTGGACTTGTTTTAGCTGTCTTGATGAAGTAGTCGCCATCTTGAGTGATACCATAATGATTGATGTTACCATAAGCAATATGAACGCCACTAGTGAAATCGAAGTTATTGCGATTGTTGCTAGTGATTGCACCTGATTGATATAGATTATCAATAATCTTTTGTAGACTGTTTTCTAGGTTCGTAATACGATTGATTGCTCCATCGACCCGATTGCCTAGATTTGTGATTTGATTTTGTAAGTCTTCAAGCTTGTTAAAAATCTGATCAAATTTTTGATCGGCTTGCTTGATCCAATTGTCAATGGCTCGGATAACACTCTCATAATCTGGAGCATATAAACCATCCGAACGACATTCAATGGCATTTGGCAATTGGAAAACTTTCTTCGATACATTGATATATAGGTCAATCGTTGCAACATACTTAGAAAGAATAACCTCGCAATACAGTGTGATAATATCATCATAGTTATTTGGTAATGGGTGAGTGGTTGAACATGTACCATTATCAATCCAGTCACCTGTTTTTGTAAACTTAATGCATGGGTGACTAGTTACTTTGACATTGCGTTTCAATAATCGATTGATCAATTCGTTTTGCATTTCTTCGTTCCAATTGGCGTTTCCTAAATAGTTATAATAATCACGTGCATTTGTGTTAAAATCTGCTCGATCATCATACCATGGTTGAAATCTAGGGAACCCATTTGAATAATTAAACCATGGATAAACAAAATAAGGGTTTGGATAATTAGGTAACTCTCTTTGCCATTGAGGTACCGTTGGATTTTGTGGATTTTGTTGATTGTTTAAATCGTCCATATTATTCACTCCTTTTTACCATATTTTCATAAAGCAACGATCTTGGTATTCATTGAAATATCCATCCCATAAGTGCATAAGCATTTTAAAGGTGCTTGGATCATATCGTTCGCTTGTTGTTTCTGACGTGCTGTTGTCATTCTTTTGACTTCGACCAATTTGGTTGTCGTCAGCATAGTCCATTGAAAAAGTGTTAAAATCCAAATTTAACTGATCTTGCGGTAGGGTGCTATTGACATCTCTTGTCTGTGTTTCGCCAGTACCTTCGTTTTCAGTCAAACTATGGTTCGTGTTCGCCAACATCTTTTCAAACTTATCATAAAGTGCTTCCGTTTCTTTTTGATGGATCAAAGTAATTGCTGTGACTTCTTGTGCGAAACGTTCAATCGTTTGGAAATCAATACTTTGACTAGAAAATCTTGCCAACCATGAACGCTTGAACCAATGATCCATTTCAGGGTTGGTAAAGGTAAAACCACCAAAAAATTTATTTGTTACAATGTCTTGAACATCTTTATCAAAGCGGATCATTTTCTTAATAAATGAATATTGATCATTATAATAGGTCAATTCCCCATTATTAAAAAATTCATTCTGTCCTTTCTTGATCAGCTCCGATTTGATCACTTCTTCCAGTATCACCGTTTCCTTCATTGTCGTCACCTCCAAAACCTCCAGCAGACTTACCAACTAGCCATGATTGCAACATTAATGTTGTGATGGCGCTATCGTCATAAACAGCATATAATTCTAAGTCATAGGCGTCATTCAATAAATTCAACTGGTTTTGACGTGCTTTTAAATAAACATTACCATTGGCTGTACTAAAGGCTTTACCTGAATTGCTTTCCGTTTCATTTACACCAGCTTCTTTATCAACACCTAATGTGCTAAAACCAAGCATGGCATTCAATTCGTTTAAACTATTTTGATAATCTCTTTTTAATTCTGGAGTTTTACTAGCATAATCAGTGAAATCAATGTTCACAATATCTTTAGCTGGGTCAAAACTCTTATTCCCTGTGATTGCTGGATCGCCGTTATAGATACGACTTACTAAAGATTGTGCCGTTTGACTGTCATTGTAGAAACGGAAAACGGTGGTTGCTTTAGATTGTATTTTCAAGCTATATCGAGTGGCTACATTTTCAGCTAACTCATTGATATAGTGAAGAACAATTTCCATATCACTTGTGTAATCAAATGTCTTATTTCTTAAAACAATGAAATTGCCTATGGTTCTTGTTTGATAAGTCAACTCAATCATTGTATCAGGAACTAAGCGTTCATCAATAATGAATGTAATATCTTTTTTAGTCAATGGTTGGGTAATCATCATGTTCATTGGCTCGCTAGGACTTTGATTAGTGGATATATAACCCAGTAATCGGAAAAAACCAGCTTTTGTTTCTCCAATTACGGGTCGATATCCACAGCGTAACATGAATTCAACTTTAACCCAATCCACCTTGACGCGTTCATCATTGGTTTTATTCCAATAAGCGATGGTTGTTGGTAAAAATTCCATGTAACGCCCATACATTAGGCGAGCAAACCGGTTGCGGTGATTGATTACACGTTCGCCCAGCTGCTCGCCCAAGTCCACGCGTAAGCCATTTGGTTCAAAGGGGTTAAAATTACTTTGATTTAATAGCATATGCGTGTTCCTCCTTCAATTAACCGATTGAAACGATAGCCTTGTTATAAAATGGGCTGATGTTGTTGCGGTGGTAATAGTGCATATAATATTTGTACTCTTTAACAGATGGGTTGATAAATGGAGGTTCTACCATACCATCTGTAAAACGTGCAAATTTCAAGCAACGTGTATCAAATACTAATGCCCACGGTTTACCGCTTGCTTTTTTAGCATTTAACGGTTCAATAGGTTCAAATTTGGCTTTATATTCTTTTAAATAAGTGTCTGGATCAATTGTAATGACTGAATCTTTTGGCATAATGTCGCCAATTTCAGCGTCTTCATCACCAAAGTCATGCAACACTTTCACTAAGCCAGCGTCCATTGTGATGTCTTCTTTTGCTTTCCAAGCATATTTCAGGGTAGGGAATGCCATGATCATATTAGTAATATCAATACCTTTTGTTTGGTACGTATTGGCTAATAATGTGCCTAACATGTACTCCTTAACATCTGTTGTTGTCAAAATCATTAGGTTACTCATGTCAGTGGTTGTTGTATAACGCGCCCATTCGTTACCAGTCATTTGACAAGCTTCATTGTATAGATCGCTGTTTGATGTCATGTTCATCAATAGCAAGTTTAATTTATGAGCCATATCTTCCAATGATGTAGCCGTTTCATGTACACGAACATTTTTGTTAGCATAATCAATAATTTTTGCTGTTTTTTGACGTTCTTCGTCAATGTTTACCATTTGAATGCAATGTTTATATGCGCCAATGGCATAAGCACAAGCGTCACCAATCGTTGTAAAGTTACGGCGTGTGTAGTTACTTTCTAGTGAGAATGACAACATACGGTAGTTACCTGGGCCATAAAGGTTTGTCATAATGTTTTTATAGTTACGTTTGAATAGGGAAGTGGCGCCTTTACTCATGTTTAAGTTACGTGGAACCACGTCAAGGAATGCGTATTCTTCATCATAACTAGCAATGTTCGGGTCATTCTTGGTTGCAAAACTCCAAGCGTCACCTAAAACCGCTTCATGATATTTTGTTTCTGATAATTTAGGGAATAAGTTGTTATTCACAAAGTTGGTAAAATGAATAGCAACGTCGCCTGTCCAAGGTGCTGTTGGCGCCCATTGCGTACCATATGATCGGTTAAATTGATCAAGTGTTTCAACGACACCTGTTGCCACCGCTACTTTTGCACTATCCATAGAAATCTCTCCTTTTTATATTTTAATCGATATTTTTCATTGTTTGTTCTAATTCATCTGGAGCCGATGGTTTAATACCTTCGCCAGCATATGTTGGTTTTTGATCAAATTTGGAAGGGTCAGAAGTGGGGTTCACTTGTACGCCTTCTTTTGGTTTTGGTTCATGATCTAAATATGGCATAAAAATCACTCCTTTTATAATTCAATCATATCAGCAATATAATCTGTTTCTTTGTCTTTGTCTTTGATCGTTGTGTCTTCGTCTTCTTTGTCCTTATCGTTGTCGTCTTCTTCATCATTAGTTGTTTCTTTCTTATCAGTACCAGTTGCTAAACTTGATACCAATTCAGTTAACTCCTCCAATTGCTCCGATACTTGATTAGATGTTTCATCTGGTGTTGTTTCGGTAGCGTCTGGGGTGCCTGTGTTTGGTGGAGCGATTTGTGCATTTACTAATTGTTGAATACCTTCATTCATTTGTTGCAACAGTTGTTTTACATCATCGTCCATAGGAAGTACCTCCTTATAATAATAATTGTAATATTGAACAGGTTATCGCACCTCTTATATAAAGTTGTCATGTAGTTGATTTTTGTGTGTTGCTGTTCTTTATTACGGTTATAAGTATACAAGTAATACCAGCCCGCTGTCAAGTCCACGCCCGCATTTTTTATATGTCTTTATAATTTCTTAATAAATAACAAAGTGATCTGGATAAAATAACAAAGTGACCGCCATAAA